GTGTCAAAATGATTTCACCGAAGTCAACTGTAGTAGTTGCCTTAACGGCTGCTTCTGAACGCCATGCTGCCTGTGGACGGTTTGCAAGGGTTGGAACGTGAATAGTATCTGTGCTAACTGGTAGGACAGTAGCAAGCTGACGCATGACAGTCATATCCCGCTTGTCTTCTACAACGATGTTGAGGAAGTCTTCTGGGACGAGATAACCACCACGAGAACCAGTACCTTCAACAAGTGTCTGCAATTTCTGCTTATCACCAGCGAAGAACGCCTGGAGAACGTGAACGGTTTTACGACTGACAGATGTGAAAGTCTTGCCCATAGCCTTACGGCCTGGTACTTCAACCTGAATATCGTCAAGTTCTTTTACAGTGACACGACCAAGTTGAGGGTCAACGATGTACTTAGTATCATCAGTGACTACAATTTTTGCATCCTTCTCAACTACTGGCTTCTGAGTCTTAGACTCGAAAGCTTTCGCCAGTTTGGTAGCAAGCTCGTCAATGGCCTTCTCTTCGTCATCTTTGCTTGGAACAACTTGTTCTTCGGCAGCGACATCTTCTTCAAGACCTTTTAAGAGTGTCTTTTCCTCTTCGGTAATCGTACCGTCTGCAAGTTTCTTGCGTAATTCTATTAGTTTACCCATATTATAGGTCTCCTTTGTTAGAACGTATTAGCATTTCGCTAGAACGTTTTATTATTTTTGCCTGGTACATCGCTTTTTCACGAGATACGCCTCCCACAAGTAGCTTGTCTGCAGCTCGTGCAATCGCTTTACTCATACGGAGACGCTCTGTAGCGACTTCCGGTTTCGACCCTGGCGATGCGAGGTGTTGCAACCCCTTTACCGCAATTTCAGCCTTCTCCTTAACGGAGTCAAGCTCACTCTTCAGTTCCGTGACTAGCTCTCTCAGTTCAGCGACCTCACGGCCTTCGCTGTCCTCTGGTACAAATTTCTCAATAATATTATCTTCAAACCCTGCATCTTTTAATGACTTGGCTACCTGGAGCCGAGCATCAGGGTTAGCGGGTACAGATACGAGGCTAATCTCATGCAGCTCAGATTTGGTAATGGTGTTGCCATCCATCTCCAGGGGCATAAATCCAACAGAGAAGGAGTTCAAGATACCTTCCATCATTAACTGTTTTGCAGCACGAGCCTCTTCGGTTGCGGAACTGATAACGCCCTTGAACATAAGCTTTGCAGTTTTGCCGGACTTGTCAATCCATACCTTTGTAGATTTACCTATAGGCTTGGTGTGGTCGTGCATAAATAGGAGAATGGGGTTGTCTTTGTAGCTCTTCAAATCCCAGCCATCAGCCTTAACAACATCACCGTGTCGGTCTTTCGTCTCGCTGGATGCAATCGCAGTGAACTCGTCTGCCGATTTCTCTGTGATAACTGCCTTTGTATAGTTCACGTTTTACTCCAAAATTATTGTTCTGCCCTATTGATACATTGCATTTAATAATCCGTCAACAACTACTAGCTGAGTCCGTCTTTCACGAGTAGGTTGGTTAACTTACTATCCGATTGGTGCTTGCCCATAGTGTCTGCTTGCGTATTAGCGTCAGAGAAGCCCCATACGGCAGCAGGTACAACTGAGAAGTCTGACTGAACCATAATCTGAGATGGTTGTCCTTCATCCCACAAGTCTAGACCAGCAACCTTGTTACCAGTTCCAGCATCGTATAAGTCGTCTACAAAGAAGTATGCTCCCGCGGTAGATGTAACCCCTGTAATCTTTACCTGTGCGTAGCGTGATACTGATCCTGGATAAACTGCGTATTTAATTGTGGCTGGCATTGTCATAATAATCCTTTCTACTTTAATCCCAGAAACTTAGAAATTGTCAACAGCTTCTTAATAAAGTGTCCAAAACTACCTGATACAGTATGAGCAGATAATGGTTCGTCCCAGACACCCTGTAGACTTGGCATAGTTGCAATAGCAGGAGCAACAGGTAGTCCATCTGCCCATAGGTCAAGGTTTCCGAGATCAACTGCTACACCAGCAGGGTAAGCTATGTTCACATCATCTACATAGAAGTATCTATTCGTGCCAGTAGCGTCTGTTGCACCAGTTACCTTCATCTCAATCTGTCCATAAGTAGTAGTAGGCGTGAACACTACAGCCAACTGCTGCCAGCCAGTACCAGTCGTTGCCACGCTAGACATGGTCGTACCGTTGTCATAGTCAATTGTGAGGGTTGGTTTAGTGTGAGTACCAGCATAGTAGGCAGCGTTGTTTATCTTCACCCAGACAGATACAGTCATTGTTTTGTTTTGAATGTTACCTGTTGGTATGAGCTGTTCCCATCGCATTAAGTTTGGTGAGTAGGTAGGCTCAAATCGCATAGCAAAGCCTCCAGCCGTTCTAGTCGTGGTATCTGCAAGCCCTGTGCCAGTTCTATATATCTTGCCATATGGCATATGCGTGAAGTCCACATTAGCCACTTGGTCATAGTTCTGAAAGCGTATCATCGTGCCGTCCACATTATCGATGTCAAGGTCTGTTGGTGTGATAGATGTGCCGACATCAGGATTGTCGAACATAAAGTCAGCCAGTGGTGAGTACCCAGTAAAGGCTACATACATAGCAAAACCACCAACCTCCAAGCCATACTTCTCGTTTCTCATTGGGCAGTTGAGTATAGAGCTAAAGTTCCATATACCACGAGCCATTCTTTCATGTTGGTTGTTAGTCCAAAGTACATTTATCATTGAGCCGTCATTTCGTATTGTTGAATGGCTATTGCCCCAGAAGTAGTTGTTAGATATTGTAGAGTTGAATAAGCCAGTATTGTTGCCGAGAAACTGACTGTTACTGTTATAGAAATAGTTGGAGTCAATGGTTAGGTTTTGAAGCCTCTGGTAGCCAGTAAACCCACACGCTATCAATATGTTGTTATTGAATGTTTTAGCTGATGTCGGTGGTCCATAGAATGTGGAGACTGGGAAAGCCTTAAAGAAATGACTGCGTTGGATTGTTGTGGCTACGGCTTTGTTAGCAAAGTTTATATTTTGCATAAGTGTTGAGCCACCAGTTATCAAACCGTTAGACACTGCACAGTCCTCTAATACGATATTGCCGATATTAGCTGCGTCATCGTACCATTGGCTCGTACCGTTTGAGGTATTAAACTGTATGCACTCTAGCCACACGCCACTAAACATCACATTGTTACCACCGTTGAAATACTGGAGAATTGTAGCGTTATGCGTACTTCTAAACTCCACCCCATAGCCATTGAGTCTAAAAACATGACCCCCAGCCTTTCGGGCATTGGCTGGAATGACACTAGTCAAGCCAATATTTGTACCAGATATAGTGTTGATTGTGAATGGAATCACTTCGGAGACTATACCAGCTAGGTCTGCTTTGCCAATCGCAATCTTGTCACCTATCGCCCAGCCTGTTGAGTCGGTTGTTATGATATTTGGCTGTGAGGCTGCTGCGTCTGAAGCTAGGGTTGTGGAGCGTGTAGCTGGTATTTCTCCATACATCTGTATGTTCATACGCCCAATTACATTTGCGTGACTAGCAAAGCCACCGTTCCATATACCTGAGTTCGTATTAGTACCTGAAGTGGCTGCGATTACCTGAATTATAGCCTTTTGAGCTGTTGGTATACGATTAGCCGAGTCACCAACATGAAAGCCTGCGTGTGCCGACATCAGCATTATGCCGTTTATCGTCATTGTATAGCTGGCTGCTGGCGTGTTGTCCCAGACAATCATACCGTTGTTGTTGTAGTCACCTGTTGAGCCAGTACAGGCTATTGCACATACCGAGTAAGTTGAGTCGCCAGTTGAAAGCAAACCGTCAAACCGACAATCTTGGTCAATAGTTATCTTGTCTTTGGCAATTATGACATCGTTAGTCGTGTAGCTTAGAGCATTGTCACACCAAGCAATGTAGCTTGGAGCTGAACCGTTAGAGGTTCTTAGTTGCCAGTTTTGTGAGCCAGTAGCTCCTTGCGTGATGTTGAATCGCCATATACCAGCTGTGGTGTTGACTGCATACGGAACCGAGAATGTGAAAGGTGTTATCCAAGTAGCTTGGGCATTACTGGCTACCGAGTTGGTAATCTGTGCTGCTGTCAGTGTTGCACTAGCCCTGTCTACCCAGCTACCTGTGTTTTCTTGTAAGGTAACGGTTACATCTTTTGTGCTTGAGTTGGTCGGTGTCAAGTGGAGTATCAGACCTTGACAGTTACCAGCATTAGCGAATGTTACAGCTATTTGTCTAGCAGATGAAAGTGCTAGGCTGGTGGTACTCATAGGTGAGAGGTTATAGCTCTCAGCCCTATAAAACCCACTAGCTGTTGCGAGCGTAGTTGCTCCGTTAGATACAATGACAGCCATTATGAATAAACTCCTGCTACTCGGTTATTCCAGACCTGATCGAATGCACCTGTTCCGCCCCAAGTAATGACCATACCTGTTGTTTCGTCTATCTTCTGGATTTGCCAGACTGCTGAGCTGGTAGCTGAACCTATAGCTGCTTTGCCTATGTAAGTGATGTTAGAATCTCCTGAATCTTCTTCTATTCTTGTGGTGTAGTTGGTTGTACCTAGGGTAGCTGTTACGGGTATTGAACCATCTGGATTTAATACTACATTCTTTGCTATACCCTCTGAATCTACATAAGGCGTACCGTTACCACCGCCCCTAGCTCCGCCACTCCCCGTGATATTATCGTCAAATAACAGCACATTCCCTACTTTTATGACCCTTCTGTATGGTACATAGTCTCCTGGCTGTTGACCTTGCTCTGGGGCTTTGTTAGCTTCGACTCTCTCACGAATCTCTATAATAGCCTTCTTCATGTCCTCAAGATCGACATTTATGACTGGTTTGCTGTCTTTTATTGCCATTTCTATACCAGATAAGTCTACCTCTTGGGGCTTAAAGTCAAGTTTTGCAGCTAAAAGCTCAAGCTGTTCCTTTATGTCCACTGCTTCTGATATTTTAGAAACTTGGTCACTCAACTCACTAATATCAATGGTCTTTTGGTCGTTGATAGACTCGTTGAGACTTCTAAGCTCATCCAACAGTTCTGTTTGCAACTTTGTAGACTCAGAGTGCTGTTGCTCTGCTTTAGCTCGCCTTTTCTTAGCCAGGTCAATCTTAATCTGCTGCGGAGATTTCATCTATCAAGTTCTCCAGTTCAGTTATACGCTCATCTCTGGTAGCTATTATCTGCTTTGCTTCCTTTGTTCGCTTATCCATTGTATCAATCTTAGAGGTTAGTTCCTCTGCATCTCGCTCTAATGTTTTCATTTTTATATATGTCTCGGTATCAAATGCCTTCTGGTCTACGAGGACTGGCAGCATGGTGCAGCGACAGTTGACATGCAGCGGTGGGTTTTTAACAGAGGAGTAGTCAAACTTGGTGGATACATCGCCAACCTCTAGTGTGTCGCCCTTATCAAAGTAATTCTTCTGCAATGGGATAATCTTGCCGTTCATATCTGCACACAGCGGGTCTACACGGTCATCTAAGGCTGTAAGCCACTGTTTTGCTACCACAACCCCACTCTTCTCCCAAGCATCCATTGTGGCGTAGTTAGAAGCCTTAATAACTTCTGTTCGGGTCACTCGGTCGGCCTGTGTCTTGGTGTATTCGGTAAATACCTGTCTAATCTCTGCTTTTATTTGCGGAATAGACTTGCCTTCGCTAATGCCCTTAACCAATATGTCAATCATCTTGTCTCGGTCTGTTTCAATCATAGAAGTGGCAAAGCGTTTGACCTCTCGCTCAATAAACCCTGTGATGTCGGTTGGGATATAGGTACTGTCACCGACAAGGCTCATAGCTATCTGGCCAGACAGGGCTGCTACTTCCGTAAGGATAGGCGTAAAGTCAATCATGGCTCTCGTTACTTCTGCATCCTCGTTAATCAACGCCTTGCTCATCTCAGCCACTTCACTCGGCACGGCCTCCAAGGCTCGCTCTACTAATCCATCAATATACTGGGTTACTTTGTTATAGAACTTCTGCTCGGTGTGTTCGACTACGTTTATTTGGCGGCGGTGGAACGACCATACCTGTTCGTTAGTGAATGAATCATGCTCTGGGGTTTCTGTTGCCTTAACAACGATACGGCCTTTGATAATCCTGCGGGCTGCATCACGAATATCACGAGCTGCTTGTTTTGCCTCTAGTTGCTTAGTGACTTCAGCAAATACACCCTGCTTTCGGAACACACGTTTGTAGTTTACGTTCTTGATGCTCTTTGGTATCTCGGCTGGAGTAACGTCTGGGGCTGGCTGGGTGAGTAGGTCTGCACCTTCCTCTTTGCTCTCATTGAAGCCAAGACTAATACGGGCTTCATTGGTAGTAATGATGCTTGCACCCTTGAGTTTGACTGCCTCATTTACTTTGCCTTCACGGTCTTCTGGCACAGGGTCTTTGAACCCTAAGATAAGGTTAGTGCCAAACTTGGGGACGAAGAACTCGTTCAATGTGTCAGTGATGGACTTCATCTCAGGCTTAACAGTCGTTCGCTTCCAATGCATAATCGTAGCATCAGCGTTAGCTCGGTTCACATCGTCAGTGATGCCAAGGACAGGTGGTACGTTGCCAAAGATAGACATAATCTTATCCCGGTTCCACTTCTGCTGCTCAATGAACTCCATATCCTTGTTGGTGAGCTGGATAGTCTGAGGCTTGAGGCCACCGGACAAAATCATAGCTTTGTATGCGTTCGAAACTCCCCCGTAGTTAGCCTGTAGCTCTGTACGGATTACTTTCATCTGTTCTGGGGTCATAGCAGCTTCAGTAGATAGTACGAAGTTGCCGATAAGGCCACGCTGAAACAGCCCCTTGTTCGCTTCAATGGCAAAGTTGTCTGTATCAATAGCTTCTGCTGCTGCCTCTACCTTGGACTTACCACGATACGGATTGTTTGGGTTGGGGTTCTTAAAGTGGACAATCTCATCTGCCTTATAAGTAATTGTGACCTGTTTGCCGTTGATACTATCCTTAAACTCATATGCATCAATAATTGCCTGGCCGAATGAAGGGCTGCCGAGCTTAATCTCTACTTTATCTGGCTGTAATAGGTAAATACCACGCACATTAGGAGCTGTACCATCGATGTACCATATAGAGTCACCAGCTAGGGTCTTATGTGAGCTAGTGAGGTAGAACCCGCTACTTGCATCGGTAAACTCGTTGAAACGGTCTAATGCATCCAAGATAGGGTGAGATTGGATAGGGGTCAGCTCAATATCCTCGCCCACTACACGAGTGCTGAACAGCTCAAACTCAATAGTCGCCACTTCTTTGGCAATCGCATCATTGTTTTTGTATACCCAGCCTTGGTTAGCTTCAAGCAGCTTGCCGGATGCCCGTGTCTCAGTGACTAGGCTATTGGTCTTAGTGAAGATGTCAGCGTAAGTACCACTCGCTTTTTGTTTAGCCTCGACTTCCACTTCTTTGATGATGACCTTTGGCTCACTACGAAAGACCTGGCCAATAGTCCGTAACCTTTCCTGAATCGTCACGAGTTACTGCCCTCTCATTCGGGTCAATGTATTGTATAAATGATATTTCTGCTTGATTTTCATTGTATTTCGCATACGCCCATTCGGCTAACGCCCAACTGTCAGGGTAATCATCGTGTGCATCGGATGCATCAGGATGGTGAACGCTTAACAACTGGCCTTTATATTCTTGCTGAAGGTCAAGCATCTGTAGTTTGAACTTCTCACCTACCTTTGTATCTAATTTAGGGAGTGTCGTCAACAACTCTTTGATAGTTACTTTGAGGTTCTTGTACAGATTGTCTTTGCTAACAGAGGAGAACTTGACACGATACAACCCGCTATTCTCGTCTCGCCATTGAGTATGAGCTTGGAACATATCTGGCATAAAGTCGCCTTGACCTGTGCTATCTATTGCAATTGCTACAACATTGTAGTTGCCCAATAGGTTTTTAATAACATCAAACTGGCTTTGGTAGTTCTCTCCCCGTAGCTCACCCCAGCGTATGACCTCTTTCTTTTTTATATTCTGGTTAAACCGCAGGATAGTTATAACCGTACTATCTGGGTTCTTGGCTGTGTCAATTCCTACAAAGCAAGGTGTTTGCTTCTCATGGAACGTTTCCTTGCGTTCTGTCTCCAACTCTGCCAAGTCCTCTTGAGTAACGAACTGCCCTGTACCAATGAGCCACTTACCGAAGTACGGTCTTGCTATCTCATCTGACTCCCTACCATGCTTCTCTATCTCTTGGTCAATGGTGCGTTCGTAGATAAGGTGGCGGGGGTCTGTAGTTTCCATGTATACCTGTCTACGTTGTGGGGCTATGTCATCAAAGTATAGTTTGATAGCATGTTCGCCCTGCCCTAAACGGTAGAAGTAGCATATTTTTGTTCCTGCTGTACCTATATAAACCATAGGGGCGTTAGTGTT